TCATGAAAACTTTTCCAGACAAGTATTTTAATCTTTCTATAGTTGATCCGCCATATGGAATAAATTATTCGCAGTTGGTGGGAAATAAGAAAGAGAAACATGGTTTTAAAATGCGTGAATCTAATGATTGGGATAAAGAAATTCCTAATGAAGATTATTTCAAAGAACTTTTTAGAGTTTCAAGAAATCAAATAATATGGGGAGGTAATTACTACAATCTTCCTCCTACTAGATGTTATATTGTGTGGGATAAAGTACAAAGAATTGACCAAGCTGATTGTGAATTGGCGTGGACAAGTTTTGATTCTAGCGCGAGAATTTTTTCGTATGCTCGTGGGAATGAATCAGGGTTTGCTCCATGTTTAAAAGGTTCTTCAAAAAAGTTTGCAAATATTCACCCAACACAAAAACCTATAGCTTTATATAAATGGCTTTTGAAGAAATATGCTAAAAAAGGATATAAAATATTGGATACTCATGGTGGGAGTTTCTCAAGTGCTATAGCTTGTTACGAGATGGGATTTGATTTTGTTGGAACTGAAATCAACGAAGAATATTATAAAAATGCGGTTGAACGAATTGATAATTATTCTAGAGTTGATTCAACTATAAATGATAAGTTTTTTGAATAAACGTTATGAAAGATGACCAGTACATTTTGAAGAAGTATCTAGATATTGCTGCACATAGGGAAAAAGGTATGAGAAGGCAAGGCGGGAAATACCAATTCTTTTGTTCTGTTTGTGGTGATGACAAAGAATGGGGGAATAGAAACCCTCGTGGTGCTTTGATTCTTATGAATTCTTCCAAGTCTAATGAAAAGAGTTGGATGTATAAATGTATGAATGGTGGTTGTGTTTGTAATTCCTCTGCTTGGAGTGGTTCTTATTGGCTTAAAAACCAACATCCTGATTTGTTTTCAGAATATAAAAAAGAAATTTTCGGTTTGGAAATATTTGATAGGAAAGTTGAATTTGAATCTAAACAAGAAACTAAAAGAGAAAAGATTGTAAAAAGTTTTAATTTTACTTCAATTCTTAAAAATGGAGACTTGGAAAAACAAGCAAGGGAATTTTGTAAGAATAGAAATATTCCCAACAATATATGGAAAGAATTTTTAGTATGTCATAAAGGAAAATATTCTAATAGAGTTATAATACCGTTTTTGAATAAGAATAAAGAAATGTATTATTTTCAGGCAAGAACTTTAAATGGCTCCGAACCAAAATATTTGAATCCTGAAGGTTATCCAAAGTATAGAGGTGTTTACAATATTTTTAATGTTGACAAGAAAAAACCTATAATACTTTGTGAAGGTCCGATAGATTCTTTATTTTTACCTAATGCTATTGCCGTTACTGGTTGTTCTATTCCAGAAGAAATTAAAAAAGCCTTAGAAAAATGTGAAGTATTGTATCTATGGGATAATGATGAAGCTGGTAGAGAAAATTCTTTGAAATGTTTGAAAGAAGGTAAGAAAGTATTTTTATGGAGTGATTTTCTAAAAAACAATTCTTATCCAAAAGTAAAAGATATCAATGAATTACTTTTAAAGATTAATAAAGATAAGTTTACTATAGAAGAACTTATTGGATATTTTTCTAATAATATTTTTGATAAGTTAATGATATAATTAAATATTTCCAAGTTAATCTTTGGAAATATATGAAAATTGTTGGACTAGATCTTTCAATCAATAGTTCTGGTTGTGTGTCCTGGGAACTTGGGAATATGAAAGACACTTATAAGATAATGGGTTTTACAGATACAAAGAAGTGGGAATCTGAAAACATTTTATCTTATAAGAATTGTCAGTTTCACTCTAAATATGGTAGAACGAATTGGTTCATAGAAAGAATAGTAGAATTTTGTGAAGGTGCTTCTATAATTAGTGTTGAAGATTATTCATTAAATTCTACTGGTTTGGTTTTTAATATAGCGGAATTTTGTGGACAGATTAAGATGGCACTTTTCAATGAGGGTTATCAAATATTTGAAATACCTCCAACTGTACATAAAAAGTTTACTACGGATAATGGACGAGCGGATAAAGTAAAGACTACTGATTGTGTTTTTGAAAAGTTTTCATTCTTAAAAGAAAATCAAGAACTAAGATCGTTGAATGAATATGTTTCTCCTCAATGTGATATTATAGATGCTATATCGTTATGTTATACACTGGAACATAAAATAAATTTAGAAAATGATTTTGAAAAATATTCCAAAGTCCTTTCAAAGGAACAATTGGAAGTAATGAAAAGTATAAGTAAAAAAAATAAAATACCCTTCTACAAAAGGGTTCCAATGGTTGATTATGAATAATTTTTTTGAAGATGAAGAAGTAAGTATTAAAAATATACTTGTAATAGATATGATGAATTTGGTTTTTAGAACTGTCAATTCATCTTTCAGGAATAACCCTCTTGATCTAGAATTTCATGAGTGGAAGTCTAATATGTTTATTACATTGTTTTCGTATATAAAGTTATTTAAGCCTGAAAGAGTTGTAATAGCTTTAGATTCTTCTAATACATGGAGAAAAGAAATTTATCCAGACTATAAGGGAAAGAGAAAGGATAACAGAGATTCTTCACCTATAGATTATGATAAATTTTTTAGTGTTTATAGAGACTTTGAAAATTCTTTGAGAAATACTTTTAAGAACTTTCTTTTTATTAAATCTGAAGCGGCTGAAGCAGATGACATTGTAGCGGTCATTGCTAAGAAATATAATAAGACTTATACAAAAGTTATTTGTGTTTCTAATGATGGCGATTTGAAACAATTGGTGAAGTATAAGAATTATAGTCAATATGATCCAATAAAAAAGAAAATGGTTGAGATATATGATCCAGAACATTATTTGATTTCCAAAATATTGTTTGGTGATTCTTCTGATAATATTCCGCATGTAGAAAATGGTAAAGGTCAAGTAAAATGTGAAAAGAATGCTAAACGATTGAGTGAATATCTAGCAGAATCCAACAATGAAGTAAGGCAAAGATTTCAACTCAATAAATCTTTGATAGATATGGATTTGATACCTGAAAGGATTTGTAAAGATATTCTAGATAAATATGATAATTACAATATAGAGAAAATAGAAAGTTATTCCATATATGATTTCTTTGTAAAGGAAAGACTTGGAAATTTGATAGAAGATTCTCAGAAGTATTTGTTTTTAATAAAGGATTTGAAATGAATATTAAAGATGCATTTGTAAGATTTGTGGAACTTGTCTTCTCGGTAAATATAGAGAAGAGGTTTACAATGTCAAATCAAGGTTTTTATCAGAATCAGTTTAAGCCAAAGAATCCTCATAAGTGCGTTAATTTGACTCTGGTAGAATCTTTCAAAGGTATTCCATCAGAGAATCTTAAAAAGGATTCATTTGGGAAATATCCTTTTGCTAGATCTTCTTATGAAAATAGGATGTTTACTTGGTTGGACAATAATAAGAATGTTTTATCTTGGGGTTCGGAAGTAATTCAATGTCAATATATAAATATGAATGATAAAAAAATTCATAAGTATTGGGTTGACATTTATATGGAGATGAAAAATTCTGATGGTATAGTTAGAAAGTATATCATTGAAATTAAACCAAAGAAGAAGTTGACTCCCCCAAAACTACCAAAGAATAAAACAAGGAAAGCTATGGCTAATTATGATTATGCTATGGCAGAATTTATTCAAAATAAATCTAAATGGGATTCCGCTAAACTGTGGGGTCAAAAACATGGAATGATTTTTGATATAGTTACGGAAGAACAACTATTCACTAAATGAAATACATTAAAAGAACTTTAAACGACTTGTATATTTGTCCAAGTTGCGGAAAGTTCATAGAATATTCTGATAATAAATGTTTAAAATGTTCTTTACAAGTTTTAGAAATATCTTGTAAAGATTGTAATATAAAATGGAAAAGAATTAAAAATATTATAAAAATTATTAAAAATGAAATATTATAATTTTCTTACAAACAATGAAGTGAACGTCAATACTAAATTGTATGACTTCAACATGGAAATTGCAGATAAACTTTCCACTAGATCAAAGGATGAAAATACGAAAGTTGGTTGTGTGATAACTGACAAAGATTCTGTTATAGTTTCTTCTGGTTATAATGGCCCGAATAGACATGCATTCGATTCTTGCTATAACTTCACCACCACAGATAAATATGTCGTTTTAGCAGCACAATATAAACATCTAGACCTTCCAAATCGTAGCATAGTTCTCAAGAAAAATCCTTTTATGATCCATGCAGAAATGAATGCTATATTGAGTTGTACAGACAAAAAGAGTTTAGAAGGAAGCATAGTTTTCGTAACGCATTGCTGTTGTATTTCTTGTTTAAACTCATTAATTCAGTCCAAGGTCGGAAGAATTGTGATGGGTGATAAAAAGCATTCTAAGTATATTGAAATGCTTCCAGATATTTTGTTTTTGCTTGAGAACAGTGAAATTCCTAGAGATTTCATATTGATACAAAAACCTTAAAATAATTTACAAAAACCACTAGACTAAACTATAAATGATTCTACTTTTGAGTCATAGAGAGGTAATGATATGAAGTTTGAAAATATAAAGATGAATAAGGAAACTATCGTATGGTTCGGAAAGCACAGGGGACTGCCAGTTGGAGAGCTAGTAGAAAATTACCCTGAATATGCTATTTGGGCTGATGGTGAAATTCCTGAATTCAATTTGTCTGATAACCTTCTTAATAGGGCATACGAACTACAAGCTGAAAACGAGAAACTATAATAATTTTTAATTAGAAAAATATGATAAAAGTTCCTAGATCTTCATTCAAGTTTGTAATTATACATAATGAATATGGTTATAAAATCCGTTGTCATTATCTAAGAAAGAAATATTACTTTTTTGGAAAAATTCTTGAAAAACATTCTGATATAGTTTACAGAGATCAAGAAATGGTTGAATATACATTTTATGGAGAAACTGTTGAAGAATGTGAAGAAGTTCTAAGAAAATATTTCAGAAAGAAAAACGAAAAAATTATAAGAGAAATTAGTTTAGAGGAGATATATGAAAATTGTCAAAGCTGATTATAAAATAATGCGAGGATTGGATAGGGATATTCTACCATTTCTTGAAGAATGTGGAAGAACCTGTTATAAGTCTGAAGAATATATAACGGAAGGTTCTAGTGAAAAGTTTATAAAGGGTATTGTAAAGTCTGGTCATGAATCTGTAATTGAACATGCTTTTATAACTGTGAGGTTTATTGCTCCTCGTTCCTTGACTCACCAGCTTGTCAGACATCGGCTCGCGTCATATTCCCAAGAAAGTCAGAGATATGTTAATTATTCAAAGGGTAAATTTAACTCTGAAATTACTTTTATAGATCCATTGTTTCAAATAAATGGTAATAAGGTTTCTTATTTTGATTATCTTGAAATAAAAAATCGTCATGTTTCAACTCTTACCCAAGATGAATTTGATATAAAGAATATATATGAAATTTTTGAAGATTCTTGTAAGAGAAATGAAAATGATTACTTTAATTTGATTCATGCTGGTTTGAAGCCTGAAGATGCACGAGAAGTTCTTCCTAATTGTGGAAAGACTGAAATTGTTATGACTGCAAATCTTCGTGTTTGGAGGCATATTTTAAAGGAACGTGCATTCAACCCAAAGGCACAATATCAAATTAGAAAGCTACTTCTAGGTCTTTATGAAGAATTTAATAAGGTTCTTCCAGAAATATTTTCAGACCTATCTATTACTAAGTAAAAAATTTACAAAAACCAGTTGAAAATAATAAATCAATTTTTAAGTTTGATTAAAACAAGGAGAACAGAAGATGAAGACACCTGTAAATTATAACCCAGAAATCGTTGATATTATTAGCAAGATAGTTAATTTTGATAATCCTGGAGTTAAGCTAGAAAAGTCTGAAGATGGGACTAAAGTATCTTGTAATTATAAGTCGGCTACTTATAATTTTCATATAGATTTCCCTTCTGAAATGTTTAATTTTGATGGAAATGAAGTTAATTTTTATAATTTCCAGGAATTTTCCAAGATTGTAAAGACCTTCAAGAGTCCTTCTATTTCTATGAATGATAGTTCATTCTTCCTAGATATGGAAAAGTCTTCGATTGAATATATTCTTGGTGATCCTAATGCTATCAAGAAGGGTTTTAGCAAGGTAATTTCTTTTGAGCCAGATGTAACTTTTAACATGAGTAATGAATCTATTAAGAATCTTAATTCTTGTAAGAGCCTATTCGGTTCGGAGTTTCTTACTTTTGTTTATGATAACGATGTTTTGAAGGCGACTTTGACTTCCAAGACTCGCGGTGATAATAAGTATGAAGAATATTATAGTGTTGAAAATAATTCGGGTGTTGAAGTTGACATTAAAATTTTTGCTCTTGTTGTTCCTACTCTTTCCCTTGGTGATTGGGTTGTGGATATTTCAAATGATGGTCTTGTCAGATTCACGCTACAAAATAATAATGGAATAAACCTTAACCTGTATTGCATGAAGATTGATGATTAATGGAGATAATATGAGTAGTGTTTTTGATAGAGCTTGTTTTGTAACTGAAATGCTTAGTAGTAAAGATCCTATTGTAAAGGACTTGCTATCTCAAATCGAACGTTTGCACGGTGCGCCTATTTCTAAAATTCTTTTGGATAGGTATGTTATGAATAACAACTTTAAAAATGATCCTTTGGATAAGATTAATAACAAAACAAACAATGGAGAAAAGAATATGAATAAGACTGAAGGAAATAACAATGTGGATTATAGGCTTACCAGGATTGAAGATATGATTAAGAGTCATGTTGATAATACATTTAAGCACTTTGAAAAGCTGCATAGTATTTTGAAGGATGTCGCAGATATCCTGAATGAACATGAAGATAGATTTGAAAATATTTCTAAGGACAATACTGGAAAGTCTAGTAGGAATATTATTGAGAAGGAGAAGTTGTATTTGTGTTGGGATGAATGTCGTAAGGATGCGGAAATTTTGATTTGTCATAATTCTGAATTTGGTGAAGAATCATTTAAGAGTTGTAATGAAGATTGTGATGGTTACAAGTATAAGAATTTTGATGAAATCCCTAAGAAGTATTACGATTATTCTTCTGATAAGCCTCAAACTGGAAAGATTTATTTTGTGTGGGATGAACGTAAGGATGATGGAATGGTAATGTTTTGTCAGGGAAGATTTAATGGTGAGTATAGCTTTTGTAGTGCTCGCAGCGAAATAAATGATACAGACATATGTTTTACCTACAAGCATATTGAACCTATCCGTACTAATCTTATTGGAAAGGTAAGCAAGTGACTAATAGTGAAAAGGTAAGAGAATTTGCCGAAACTGCGACTAAGAGCCATCTTCCTGATGGTTCTTTTCTTCCCTCTCTTCCAACTACAGCTATTCCAATGAATGTTGAAAGTGTTGGAAATATTGTGAAGATGGTTTTGGATGAATGTGTAGAACTTCTTGTTACGGTAACTTCTTCTGAAAATGAACGTAAGAAGATTCTTGAAGATATTATAAAGAACATTAATTATCGAAAGGATCTTGAAATTGACAATAAGAATGTAGAAACGATTGTAGAAGCTCAGGTAGATGCTTTTGTAGATATTGAATATTACATCAAGGATCGTGCTGGTAGACATGGTATGAACATTGATAAGGTATTTGATTTGGTACATGAAGCTAATATGAACAAGCGTCTTCCAAATGGTGAATTTCTAATGAGAGAAGATGGAAAGGTTTTGAAGCCATCTGGTTGGAAGTCAGCAAATCTCTCTGAAGAAATTTCTAAGCAAGTTAATATAAAGTCTTTCTAAAAGGTAAAAATATGACTGAAGAAGTAGTAGAACCAGAAGTAGATGTAGAATTTAGTGAAGAAGGAATTGCTGAAAGTATTAACCTGGAAAGCAATGAAGAATCTTCTGCACAATTTCTTACTTATGATGCATTGCCACCTTTTGAAAAACTTAAAATGGTTTCTTCTAAGATTGGTATTCGTGTCAAGGGGAAGCCATATAGGTATTGTAAGCATTGTCATGGTACTGGTGTAGTTGGTTATACGCCAGTAAAAGGATCTAAGCTAGGAATCCCTATTGCATGTACTTGTGTTGCGATTGAACGAATTTCTGACAATGCTTATATGCCAAGGCTTAACCGTGTTGAACGTAGGAAGCAAGAACGTACAATGCGAAAGATTAAGAACAAGAAGTAAAAGGAAAAATAATATGGCAGTGGATCTAAAAAAGCAGCTTTCTAATAATATTTGGGTAGAAGCATTTAGACCACCTTCCGTAAAAGATATGGTTCTCCCTGATAAGTACAGGGAGGACTTTATTTCTTATATACAGGAAGGTAGGATTCCAAATCTTTTGTTTTATTCTTCTTCTGGTGGCACTGGAAAGACGACTATAGCAAAAGCCTTGTGCAATGATTTGGACGCTGATATGCTTTATATAAACGTTTCAAAAGACTCTAGTATAGAAACTTTGAGGATTACTATTACAAAGTTTGCATGTACTAAATCGTTTGAAGGTAAGCAAAAGATTATAGTTATGGACGAATTTGATGGTGCTGGAACTGCTCTTCAAAAGGGTTTGAGAGCTGACATTGAATCGTTTTCAAATACTTGTAGGTTTGTTTTTACTGCGAATTATGTAGCTGATATTATTCCCCAGCTTCGTGATCGTGTTATGGAATACGACTTCAATTATAATGAACCTTCAATTAAAGCTGAAATGATTCCTAAGATTTCTGCTAGAGTCAAGTCTATTATGAAGTCTAAGAACATTGATTTTGATAATGATGTTGTTAATAATCTTGTAGAAAAGAAATTTCCATCTATAAGAAAAACTATTCAACTTTGTCAACAATATACTAGAAATGGTAGGAAGTTGGATGAAGGTGTATTCAAGTTGAAGGTTCTTGATGATACTTTTATAAAGAACTTGAAAGAAAAGAAAATAAATGCTGTTAGAAAATATATTATAGAACAAGGAATAGATTGGTCTGAAACTTACTCTATGATGTATGAAATTGTGGTTCCTGAATTGGATAATAGTAAGAAACCTCAAGCAATACAAACATTGGCACAGTATCAACATTGGGATTCTAGTGCAAAGGATAAGGAATTGAATTTTGCTGCTTGTGTATGTTCTCTTATGACAGTTGTTTAATGGATAAATAAAGACATTATGAAATATATAGATGTTGAAGAACACAAAAAACTAATGGAAGACAAAGAGTTGACAGGTGTTTTCGTATATTCTAATGGATGTAATCTTTGTAAGAACCAGATAAACAAACTTAGATCTTATATGATAAATGTTTCGGGTGTTGTTTCTTGTGAGAAAGATGCCAAATATTATCTAGATTTGGGTTTTGATGATATGCCCAGTACAGTTCTATATATGGATGGTAAAAAGGTATTTGAATCTACTGGTGAAATGTTTGATAAGCAACTAGAAGAATTTAAGAAAACTTTAGAAAAATATGTTGAGAACGAGGGAGAGTAATGATTTGTTTTATAACTGCCATAGCTGGTAAAGATGATACGAAATACCAGCAATATCTCAGACCATCAATTCCAGAGAATGCAATTTCTATTGTTGTTGGTGGTGATGGGAGTATTGCAGAAAAGTATAATAAAGGTATTTTGAATTATAAAAAATTGCCCAACAGAACTGATAAAGATATAATATGTTTTGTTCATGATGATATTAAGATAGTTGACAAATATTTTGAAAAGAAACTTGAAATGTTTTTTAATGAATATGAAACACATTATGAAGATGTAGCTTTGGCTGGTGTAATAGGAACTCTTGCAATTGGTGAAGGTTGTTTTTGGTGGGAAAAGATGGAATACACCAAAGGAACTATTGTACAGTATTACAAGAACTCTAATAGACCTCCAAATCAAGCAAAGACAGCAGAAATGAATACTGTTTCTCAAGTTCTTTCTGTTGATGGACTTGCTATGTTCGTTCCTGTTAAACATATTGACAATGTAAAGTTTGATGAAAGTTATGGTGGTTATCATTTCTACGATCTTGATACTTGTATAGATTTGGCTAATAAAAATCTTAGAGTGTTTGTTCTTAATATTATGGTTGAACATTATTCGGAAGGTGATAGTCCAGTATCTCCAAGTTTTTTGAAGTCTAGACAACATTTTATAGATAAATATAAATTTGAAAAGTTTCCTATAAAAGTAAGGCAAAAGAAATGAGTAATATGTCTCCTTTTGATTTTATTTCAAATATGCAAAAAGGAGTAGATTATAATGAATCGGAATGGGAAAAGGAATATCAACCTTTTCTCATTTCTCGTATTTTATCTACTGACATTAGATTAGTTCCTGCACTTAACAAATTGAATATTGTTGGTGAACTTCCAAAAAATATGCATTATGAATTTTGTAAGTCTCTTGTAAAAATGATTAAAAAACCTTATATTGCTTATGGTAAAGAAGGTTTATCAATCAAGAAAAAAGATAATACAGTAAAAGAATCTATAAGTATATTTTTTGAAACTGGTTATAATGATCAAGAAAGTTACTTGGAAGTTCTTGAAGAAAAGGATATAGAAGAAATTGTAAAATATATTGAAAGAAATCAATTGAGGTAATTTTGGAGAAATTATATACATTTTCTGATTATTATATACCATTAGTTTTCCGAAGCAAACTTAGCCTTGTTCATCATTTGACGGTAATGCAACAATATATGAAAGTTTTTGGAAGTTGTGATTCTTATACTTATGTTGATATATTGCCTAATGGTAAAAAGATTTCAGAATGTACAAGAGAAGAGCTATCGGAAATGGTCGATGCTCATTCTGATGTTGTAAGATTTTTTAATGGTAAAACTCATATTGAAAATGATGTATATAAAACTCGTCCTGTATTAGAATTGAATTGTCCTCATTGTGGGTTGACAACTTGGTTTAACGAAATTGAAGATATTCCAGAAGAAAACTTCATATGTCCTTGTTGTGGTAAAGTAAGTATATATTATGACACAACTGATTATGAAAATCAAAAAGATTTTGATAATAATATGAGTATAATTAAAGGTGTTATTAAAGAACTTACAATGAAACATTTTCCAGATATTGATGCTGAAAAAATATTTGGAAAGTGAATTAAATATATTAAACAAAACCTTGACATTAATTTGTTAAGGTTTTTTAGTTTTAAATACAAAATAATATTTTGAATGTAACAACCTAAATAATTGAAAAGAAATTAGTTAGAGGTATTATGGGTTTCAAGAATTTTATATTGAGGGAAGCAGAGGAGAAGCAAACTTTGTTTTCTGTTGCTTCTCGTGTAGTTACAATACTTTCTGCTGCTATTGGTAAGGATATTAAGTATATAGGTTCTGGTGTCGCTTCTATAGGTGGAACTAAGAATGTTTATATGCAATTTATTATAGACAAGAAGTTTACATTTGTGGTGGCTTTGAAAAATGACAGTATAAAGTCTGTATCTATTTTTGATGGTGCTTTGCTAGAACCATCTGGAAAGCCTAAGTATTATATTGAAGCAACGGGAATGAAGTTGACTCAATTTGTTAGAGCTTGTAAACTTCTTATTGTTGGTTTGCTTTCTGGTGAAGAATATGGTGAAGAATTTAATTATTATGTAGATCCAAATTCTGATCCTGAAAATGAAGTTAAAACAGAAAGTTTTTTGAAAGAAGCGCGAACAGTATCCGTTGAATATGATGGACAATATTTCGCTACTAAGACCGATGCTATCAAGTATTTGATTAGTAAAGGTATGTCTAATCCCGAGATTTCAAAAGCTCTTGGTGTAGCAGCTCCAAATATTTCAATTGTTAGAAAAAAGATGGAGACTGAAACTGGTGTACCTCTTCAAAAAGTTAGGGTCACTAAAAATGGGCCTTCGGTTTCAGCAATTAATACTACTGAACAAAATTCTTTTGAAAGTAAACCAATTAGTGACGATGATATAAGAATAGCTTATAAGACTATGAATTATTTTATAGATGCCGTGCTTAATAAAAAGATGTATGGTATGATAATTTCTGGTCCTCCTGGTGTTGGTAAATCCCAAACCCTAGAAAATAAAATTGAAGAAAAAGGTTTGAAACCTCTTACTCTAAAAGTTATCAAAAAGACCGAAACTATAAAAAATGAAGATGGTGAAGAGGAAAACGTAGAAACTGCTGAAACTGAATATGTTGGTGAATATACTAAGGTAAAAGGATCTATAACCACGGCATCTTTTTATGAAGAAATTTGTAGAAATCGTCATGGACTTATAATTTTCGATGACTGTGATTCCATGTTTAAATCTTCTGATGGCAAAAATTTGATGAAGGCTATGTTGGATTCTAAAAAGCGCAGAGATGTTTCTTATTACACTAAGACTGCTGTATTTGTTAACCCAGACGATGATGCTGAAATTAAGAGAGTTTTGGATGATGGTAAAGTCCCCAAGAATGTGGTTTTTGATGGACAGTTTATAGCAATTACAAATCTTCCTCTTGGGGCGATTGATCCTACTATTGTAAACCGTGTGCCAACTATTTCTGTTATCTCTGCTGGACCTGAAATTTTTAAGAAGATTAAGAGTGCTGTTGAGTCTTCCGAAACAGGTATTGATGTAGATATACCAAAACCTATTCAAAAGCAGATGGTAATGTTCTTTGAAAAGAAGTTTCAAGAAAATTCAAATTGGAAGCCTAGAGTTGGGGATTTTTCTTTTAGGACTTATATAAATGCTTGTAAATATTATCAAGCATTTGAGAATGATCCAGAATGGGAACTTTTACTTAATTCTGCTATGAGTTCTGGAATGGTTGCTTCGGATTAAAAATAAATAAACAGTTCTCCTTGTTTGACCTCTCGGTAAATATAACTGAGAGGTTTTTTCTTTTGGTGTTCAATGTCATTAATTAGTATTATAGTAGATAGGGAAGGTATTGCTGGTGAAGCCACTTATGGAAAGTTATATATAAACAT